GGTGTCCTTGTCGTTGTTCGGCCCGTAGTAGACGACCGACCCGTCGGCCGCGGACGTGACCGTCGTGCAGGCCACCGAGTCCACGTCGGTCAGGTCGGTGATCTGGGTGCCGCCGGTGCGCGCCGACCAGATCGTCAGCACTGAACCGGGCACCACCCGGCCACCGGAAGTCAGAGTGAAGTCGGCGCTTGTCGCGCCGTACATGTTGCGGGCCATCAGGTGTGCTCCTCTACGGCAACAGGGATGGAAGGAGGGGTCAGGTGCCGACGCGGTGCACGGTGAACCGGGCGGCGGTGCAACTCAGGTCCATGGACGACGGGTTGGTCACCCAGATCCGCATCCGGATCGTGTCGCTGGCCGCGGCGTTGACCAGCGTCGACGCGATCAGGTTGTGGGGTCCGGCGGAGTTTGTGCCCACGGCGGAGCTGGTGACCTGCACGGCGGCGTTGTGCTCCAGGTAGATCCGCATCTGGTCGCCCAGCGCGATGGATGAGACGGTCGCGGCGCCGGTGATCAGCCACAGCCCGGCGGTGGGCACCGTGACAGTCCCAGCGGACAGGATCGACGACGGGTCATCCTCGCTGCCGTACGTCATCGTGGACGTGGTGTTGTGCGTGAGGGTCACCGATGAGGACCGCACCCCGATGGCGTACACCGCCTTGTCCACGTTGGAGAAGTTCGTCCCGTCCGAAATCTGCAGTTTGCCGGTCGTCGTGTTGAACACAACCAACCCTGACGGTTTCTGCGGGGAGGAGAGAGCGGCGATCTGCGCCGACGTGAGCCGCTTGACCAGCGACCCGCCCTCCAGCGCGGTCACCACCTTGCCGATGTCCTCGGGGATGTTGTTGGCCTCAGCCGAATCGGGCACCTCGATGCCGTGAACGGTGGACGTGGTGTAACCCATCTGTCAGACCTCCTGGGAGAGTGTGCCGTAGGTCTTGCCCGTGGCAGTCATGGTCGAGTAGGTGGCGTAGTCGGCGGCCATGTTGCTGTAGCTCTGGCCGGCCGCGTTGGTGACGATGGTGGCCCGCATCCAGGCGGGGATCTCCGCGCGGATCGCAGCGGTCGTCGCCACCGAGTCAGGCGTCTGGCTGGCGTAGGTGGTGATCGATATCCGGTTGGCGTCCCCCAGATACGGGCAGACGATCTCCACGGACTTCGCGCCGGTCAACGTCTCCCCCACCCGCGCACGGATCGCGGACAGGCATCCCCGGAACCGCCACACCGTCGAGGCGACCACCGCGCGCTTGTTCGCGTCGGCCACCGTGGACAGGTCCACACCGGCCAGCGCCGCCAGCCACGGAAGCCGTCCGAACGGGGTGGTAGCAGGGTCGGACACCTTCGTGTAATCCTGCAGCATGTCGGTCAACGCCGTCACCGGCACACCGAACGCGCCGAAAAGCGCGGCCACCGTGCCGTCGTCGGCCTCAGGGACGTACGCGGGAAGGTAGTTGTAGGCGCGCGCGCCCAGCGAGGACACCGCCGGGACAAGCGCCGGCGGGGCCGGTTCGGGCACCAGGATCGGCATCAGGTCACGCTCACAGCGATCGTGCCCGCCACGGGCACAGCGTCCGCGGCGATGGTCACCGTTGCCGCGGGCGCCGACAGGCTGACCACGTAGTCGACGCTGCCCACATCGTTGATGGCCGCGCTCAGCGCGCCGGGCACCACGTCATCACCGATCGTCCACGTCTGCGGATCGAGGAAGGCGTTGATGGCCGCGGTCACACCCGCCTGCACCTCGGTGGAGGTGAACCCGGCCAGCGCCTTCACGGTGACCGTCACCGGCACGCTGGTGGTGGCGGCGGCGTTCACATGCACTGTCGCGCCGGCGTAGGTGATCGCCTGCATGGCGTCGACCAGATCGGTGCGCACACCCGCGGACAGGTTCGCGCCGTAGCCGTAGGTGACCACGGTGACGTGGCCGGTGTTGGTGCCGATCGTGCCGACGGCTGCGCCGTCCCACGCCGGGATGCACAAGGCGTTGCTGGCGCGACCGTCCTCCAGCACGTAGGCCGTGAAGTGGTCGGACACCACCAGACTGTTGGTGACCCGGGCCAGCCGGTTACGCGCCCGCGCCGTGTAGGCGGCATCGTCCTCGGGGTCGGCACCTCCGGAGAACCCGGTGGTGACCGCCACGCTCAGCACGTTGGGGATCACATCCAACACATCCAGTGCGGCTCCCGCGCCCACCCCGTTGATCAGGGTGGTCGACGTGGACGTGGCGACCTGCAGCACGGCACTGGACGCGGCGGTCACCGTGACATCGGCAGTGGTCGCGACCTCCACCCCGTAGTCGACCAGCAGGAAACCCGTACCGGCGGGGATCACCGTGGTCACCGTCGAGTCGAACGTGACCGTGATCTGCCCGACGGCGGCAGCGCCAGGCCGGCGGGCCACCTGGAAGAAGCGGGACAGGATGTCCTCCTCCACCGCGGCCACCACGCCGTTGCCGGCGTTCGCGAGGTCGGCCACCGCCAGGGCCACCGCCTCGATGAACACCATTTCGGGGCTGGCGTTGCGCGCAATCCAGTCGGGGCGTGCCGCCTGCAACGCCTGCATCACCTGCGTGGCGATATCCGCCGGGTAGCGCTCGTCGAGGGGCCGCCCGATCGCACTGACATCAAACGCCATCAAAGCTCCTCGTCGTCGAGCCACGCCACGGTGACCGCGACGGACTGCCGGGAATCGGTCGGGCCGTTGATGGCCATGTCGGCCACCGCCAGGTCCGGTTCACACAGGTCGACGGCGGCGGCGACCTCGGCGCGGGTGATACCCACCGCCACCGGGTCGAAGATGCCGAAGTCAGGGGCCAGCGGACGTTCCCTCAGCGAGGTGGACACGACCGCGATGGCGACCTGCTGGGCTTGGCGTGCGCTGCCCTGCTCGACGGTGGCAAAACTGCCGTCGGGGTCGATCCGCAGCGGATGGGAGAAGACGCGCATGGTCAGCCGGCCTGCGGCAGGAACTGCGCGACGGCGGCCAGCAGCGCGCCGTCCGTGATCACAGCAGGGTCGTTACCCGGGTCGGGCACCGACGTGGACAGCGCATAGCCGTAGGCGTCCCCCAGCCCCGGTGAGGCCACCACCTGCCACTGCATGGCGTCGGCGCGGGCGACCGGGTGGCCTTCCCCGTGCGGGTCTTCCTGCGCGATGCAGGCGGCGATCCGCGTGCGCAGATGCTGATCCTGAGCGGCCAACCCGATCACTGAATACGACACGGTGCCTCCTTCACTTGGCGACCCAGCCGGTGTCGCCCGTGCCGGTCTGCTTGACGTAGAGAGTTGTGGCGCTGTCGGTTCGCAGCCACAGCGACCCGACAGGGGCCGTGACGACTGACTCGGGGCTACCCGTCCCGGCCATGATGCGCGGGCCTGACGACCCCAGTTCCACGCCGCCATCGTCGGTGATCGTCACAGGGCTCTTCTGGATCGCCCCGCCGGTGCCGTCGAAGCGGGCCACGGCATTGTCGGTGCCGCCTGTCGCCGAGTTCAGCACACCCACCACGACGAGGTCCGGTGAGGCACCGTCGCCGGTGTCCGCGAGTAGCACCGGGTCGCCCACCTTCGGGGTGACCCCGGTCCAGGCCAGCGGGCCTTGCGGGCTGACCGCATCGAGCGCGGCCACCAGCACGTAGCAGCCTTTGGCGTCAACGCCCGTCACCTTGCCACGAAACATCACCATGGCATGTACCAGCCCAGCAGCGAACCGAAACTGCGCTCGGCGGCATCGGCAGGACCGACACTCCACTGACCCTGCGCGTAACCGCCCGCCGAGTTCATGTCGGTGGACAGCACCCGGCCTCCCCCCACGTAGACGGTGGCGTGGCCGACGTTGGAGTTGCGGTATAGCAGAACCGCGCCAGGTGGCACCTCACGCGAGGACTTGCGGCTACCCGCCGGGACCATGGGCCACAACACGTGCGGGTTGGCCCCGATGTGCGGATATCCGGCGACCTCCTGGGCGTACCACAGACACCCGTTGTAGATCGTGTGATTGAGGCCACCACGGTTGTTGTTCCAGATGTTGAGGATCTGCGCGACGGTGCGGCCACGGAACCCGGCAGGTCGCGGCGCGTCGCTGTAACTGGAACCGGCGACCGGCGTCAGTTCCCCGCTCGTACCATCGCTGTCAGTGCCCTGGCTGCCCTTCTTCGGGCTGGACTTCAACGGTCGCTGCAACGAGATCGACGCCGCACCACCGGAGGTGTCGAACGAAACGTCACGCACCAGCCAGATGCCGTTGTCGGCGCGGTCGGCGCGGCCCAGGTTGACCCGGTGCCACGGCCTCACCAGCGACCCGCCCTGCGCCGTCACCGTGATCGACGCCTCAGCGCCGTTCGTGCGGTCGTCCAGGCTGGAACGCGAGTTGACGCCCAGCACCTCAAGCCCGCTCAGATCGGGCACCGTGCCGTCGGCGAAAGCGTTCCACGTCGGCAGGTTCGTATTGCCTTGGAACGCCCACCACGGCGTGCCCACAAAGACCTTGTTGCCGAACTCGACCCACTCCACCCCGGTGTCACTGGCGAGGTTGCCGATCACGTCCAGCACACTTTCGTTGCGCTTCTGCGCGATGGTGCGCCGCCTCGCGCCCGGTTCCACCAGCGCGGTACCGCCGGCCTTCTTGACCTTGCTGGTGATCCACTGCGCGGGGGTGACATCGGTGGCCTTGTCAGGTCCGGTCATGTTGCGCAGCCGTCGGGCCAGCCGGGAACGCACCGTGAACGTCAACCAGATGTCGCCGCCCAGATAGTCGCGCTCCACCGCCGCCACCTGCCACGCCGACCCGTCGTAGGTCAGCGAGGTGCCCTCGCGCAGCAGATCGCCGCGGGACAGTACCCGTCCGACATCGACGGCCTTGATCGTCAGTTCGGCGACCGCGCCCGCCTGATAGTTGAACGAGATCACACCGACCGCGTCGGTGATCTGCGACAGCCGCATCCCGTTGGACAACACGATGCCGTCGGGCACCGCCCGGTCCAAGGTGGCGGCCATGTTGACACCCGAGCCGCGCACCGCGGCGTCGATGGTCACGTCAGGCCGTCCTGGCCATGTTGCGCGCGCGTCCCTTGATCCGCTTCACCAGACCCACGTTGATCTGCGCGTCCGATGCGCGCTTCAGCGTCAGCGACACGTCAGCCACTGACGGCTGCGACTCGGTGGACCATTCGATGATGACGACCTGTGGCGGGTCCAGCCGGTACAGCCCGGCGACCTGATCGCCGAACAGCAGCTGCACAGGGTTCTTCGCCGCTGCCAGCGTCTCCAGATCGTTCAGCAGGTCGGCCACCGACTCGCGGTAGTCGACGTTGCGCAGCGTGAACCCCAACGAGTACTCATCGTTGGTGCGGGTACTCGGCACCTGCAGGGAACGCCTACCGGGCCGCTCCAGTTCGGTGACATTCCACGCGGGCAGCGTGCGGGACACCTCGGTCGGCCACCACGGCAGTTTCAACGTGATGCTCGGGTCGGTGCAGCGCAGCCGTGTCTTCTCAGCCATCTATCGGCGCTCCCTGGCGATCCGTTCGGCGCGCAGCGTTGCCTGCAGCACAGCGGCCTCCACATCCACGTCGCGGGTCGCGTTGACCGTTCCGATGGTGACGGTGGCACCTGAATGCACCGTCTGCGGTCCCGCCGGTGCGGACACCGACACCACCGGGGCGAGCAGATGGTTGGGGATGACCACACCTGAGGTGTGGAAGTCGCGCAGTTCGGGGCCGTCCGCGCCGATCACCCTGGTCGGGCCAACCGTGGGCACGAACAACTCGGGGCCGATCTCGCCGACCAGCGCGGTCATGCCTGCAGTGACCGGCCCGCCGGTCCACAACCCCGGCACCTGCCCGCCCTGCGAGTTGACACCGGGGATTCTGGTGGTGCCTAGCAACTTGTTGAGCTTCTTCGCCGGCAGTCCGTCCACCGCGACGCCGACATTCTCCAGCGACTTCTTCAGCCGGTCGGTTTCCCCGGCTGCATCGCCGGACTTATCCGCCAGATTCTTGAAGAACTTGCTGGCACGGTCGGCCTTCTCACTGGCCTCGCCGAACCCGTCAGCCAAACCTCTGGCCTTATCCGCTGCGCCCTGCATCGACGGGTCCAGCCACGCCATCGCCTGCAACAGTGACGCGATACCGCCGATGATGTAGCCGAAGGTCTTCAGCGCGACCGACTGCCATTTCAGGAAGACCGAGATGACAGTGAACACGACCTGGATGACGCGCTGCAGCACGTTGACAATCTCGGCCTTGTTCTGCTTGATCCACTTGGTGGCCTGCTGCAACATCTTGACGACGTTCAACCCCGACCCGGTGGACAGCAGCGTTTCGCCGATGGCCTCTTTCAGGTTGCCCCACGCCACCTGCGCCCGACCGATACCGTCGGCCTGCGCCGCGGCGGACCCTTCGACCTGGCGGGTCAGCTCCTTGATGACGATGGCCTGCGCCCCGGCGATGTCGCCGACGTCCATCATCGCTTTGACCTGCTCGGTCTGCTGGTCGGTGAACTGCACCCCGATGCGGGACAACGCCGTCAGACCCTTTGCCGGGTCGTTGAGCGCCTTGCCGACCATCACGGCTGAACTCTGCAGATCCTTGCCAAACGCCGCAGACAGATCCAGCGCCAGCGCGTTGGCCGTCTCGAACGTGTCCCCGGTGACGTTGCCGAAGGTCAGCAAAACATTCGTCATGCCGCGAATCTCATCGTCGTCGATACCGGCGAGGTCTGCTAGTTGGTCAATCATCTTGTTGATGCCTTTGGGCGCCTCGGTGCGGCCCATCGAACGCATCACCGCGGCCGTCTGCGCCAACGCTTTACGGGCATCGCGGGCCTCATTGATGCTGGAACCGAGCAGCTGGAACGCACCGGCGCTGGCCGCGATCGCCGCGGTCACACCGGCCGCCAGCCCGGCCATCTTCGAGAAACCGTCAGACATCCGCGAGGACCGCTTCGCTGTGCGGTCCATGTCGGTGCCCACCGTGCGGGTCATCAACCCCAGCCTCGACATGGAGGACCGCAACTTGCCGGTGGCCGTGTCGGCCAGACCCAGTTTCTTCGTCACCGTGTCGAACGAGCGGGCCAGCCGGGTCGAAGTCTGCTGACCCTCGGTCGTCAGCTTGCGGAACTCCGAGCGGTTCTGCGCCGCCTCACGGCCCAGTTGGATGAGTTTCTGCCGGTTCTTCTCGATCCCCAGCCGGGTCTGCTCGTACTCGTTCTGGACGCCCTGCTCACCGGCCTCCATGCGTTTGCGCAGCGCGTCGGCGGTCCGGCCAAGGCTGGTCATATCCGCCTTGGTGGCCTTGATCTGGCCGGCAATCTCATCCTTGGCGGCGATCACGATCTGGAGACGCTCAGCGGCACCTGCCATGGTTCACGCCTCCTCGCGGGCCTTGCGTAGATGTCGGTCAGCGCTGTGCAGCAGCGCCAGCAGTGCGGGCAGATCCTCGGCCGGTCGGTCGAGGAAACCCGTCATCGGGTCACAGTGGAACGTCAGCCCGTAGGCCGCCGCGGCCTGCACGATGCGTTCATCGCGCAGACCTAGATAGGGTCCGACTCCACACCGTCAGAATCGGAGAAGCCGCCCTCGTCGAGCAGCGACGCGGCGACGCTGATGATGTCCCCGTCAGCGCCCAGCAAGGCCACCACCGCGGACTTCGCGTCAGGCACACCCAACTCGCGCTGCAACTCCAGATCGCGGAAGCACACCGGCTGGTCATCGACCATCAGCAACTCCCCGGCGATGCGAATCTCGCGGGTCTGGTTGGCGACCAGGGCGCGCGCGAAATGCGCGGCCACAGCCTTACCCTTGTCGATGCGGCGGGCGGCATCCTGCAGCCGCTCCACCGTCACCGAATCGGTGGGCACGTCGCACAGTAATTCCATGTCCAGTTCGGACAGGGTGATAGTCATCTGCCGCTCTCGGCGAGCAGCCGCGCGGGCGCGGGCCTGCTCCAGCAGTGACGACATCAGTTACCGACCGCCCATTCAATGACAAGCTTTGCGGCATCCTCACCGTTGGCGTCGGCCTGCGGCGGGGTGAACTTCGCCACGCTGCAGCCCGTCCAGGTCAGCGCGTCGCCCACCTGCACCCCGGCGTTGTCGATGCTGTAGATGGAAATCGCGGTGCCCTCGAACTTCGAACCGGACTTCAACGCGGACAGGAACGCGGTGTGCGCTGCCGGGTCGATGAACGCCTCGGTGACAATGTTGTCGACCTCGGAATCCCCGGTAAGGATCTCCTTGGCGGCGCCGGCGGTGCGGCGCACCTTCGTCGTCGCGTGGGTGATGTCCCCGCCGGACAGTTTGTCCCAGTCGACCACCGGGATGGCGGTGGTCGCATTAGTGACAGTCACCTTCAGTTTGTGCTGGGTCAGCAGAGGCATGGTGTCTCCTTAGATGGTTTGGTTGGCGCTGGCAGCGTTGATGGTGAGATCGACGAAGCCGATCTCCTCGGAGAACTTCACCGACACCACCGCAGAGATTCGGTTGTCGGCCACGTCCGCGCCCGACGACACGGCGACCTTGTAGCCCGGGTCGGCGTTGCCGTTGTCCACCAGCCACGGCCGGTAGGTTTCCATGACGCCCTTGAGCACGGCGGTCGCCTCGGCGAGCACCGCGCGCGACGCTGAGCGACCGATGAACTGGTCGAGCGCGCGTGCCGCCTCGTCGGCGATGGCGTTCACCATGTCGCGGAAGATTGCCTCCTGCAGCTTGGCGTTCGCCCCGACGCCCTCGGCGGTGGCCCACACGTCCAGACCCACCGCGGTGGGCAGGCTGCGGATCGTGGCCACACCGGCGGCGAGCAGCGAGGTGTGCGTGGAATCGTCCACCTCGGTCAGCGGTTGGAAACCGGCGGGGGCGGCCAGCGAATGCGCGGCGCGGCGCAGCGGGGAATCCCCGACACCGAACACCCGCATAGTCAGCGACCGCAGACCGGCGGCGAAGCCAACCCCGTCGATCACCTTGCGGCCACCGGCACCATCCGGCACCGTCCCCCACGGGTAGACGTAGGTGGCATTCTGCTTGTTCGCCGCGGTGATCGAGCCTTGCGCGGTGATCGTCTGCGCGGCGGTGTCGGTCTGGTTGGGGGTGAGCAGCGCCAGCCGCCGGTAGGCGGCAGCGTGCGCGGCCAGCGCGGCAGCGGCACCGTTGACACCGGGAGCGGCGACACACGCCGGACCGACCGAAGACCCGACCTTAGCCAGGACGTTCGTCCAGTTGACGGTGGCGAAGTCGTCGGTGCCGGTGGCGAGCGCGGTCGGGCCGAAGTCGGCGACGGGCAGCGACGAAACGGTCACCGTCACATCAGGGTCGACGCTGGCCGCAGACTGCAGCGCGGCAGCCGTGGCACCGACGTAGGGGACAGTCCCCGACGGTTTGACAATGGTCAGCGTGGTGGTCGCCGTCGTGTAGGTGGCCGTGAACGCGTTGTAGTAGGCGCCCGGCCAGCGAGATGTGACCGTGATCTTCGAGTCGAGAGTGATCGTGGCATTCACGGGGGTGGCGCCGAACGCGCGCTGCACCACCAGTTCCGACCCACCGGCGTTGAAGAACGTCTCGGCGGCGTCGTACATGTTCGCTCCGCCGGAACGCACACCGTAGGTGTTCGCGTAGTCGCGCATGTTGCGCACGATGCGGGGGGCGTCGGTCGGGCCGAACTGGGCCTGCCCGACAGCGATGAACCGGGCGGCGCGCTGGCCGATCGGCGCCTGCGTCCCGGCGACGGTGCCGGTCGTAACGGTGATTCGATCAGCCATTGCTGCTCTCCTTCTTGGTGGTGCGCGGTTTCTTGTCCGGCGCGGCGGCCGGGGGTTCGGGTGTGCCAGTGGGCACGCTGACGCTGACGCGGGACATCCGCGCCTCCTTTTGTGGGGGGTGTGTGACGGTCTAGGGGATGGTCTGCGAGGCGTCGAAGGCGGCAGCGGACACGTCGACCGCGCCCACATCCTCCGGCGGTGCCAGATCGTCCAGAGTCTCCAGAACCCTGGCGATGAACTTCACGGTGCCGGCCGCCAGCGGCACACCGGCCAGCGACATCGACGCCGCGCCCGTCTGCTCCGAACGCTTGCCGGGCACAATGTCGATGTCTTCGGTCAGCCCGGTGATCCGGTACAACGCTTCACGCACCGCCAGCAGCAGCCGATCGCGGTCCTTGCTCGCACCCTCGTAATCGCCGTGGGTGCGGTGGTCGCAGGCGACGATCACCTCCAGGTCATACAGCACGCTCCAGGTGCCGTCTGCGGTCCAGGTGTCGTTGGTGGCGTCGGTGGAACGCACCACCACCACCGGGAAGTCGGTGATGTCCTGCAGACCGTCAGCGAGGACGAATGTCACATCGGCAGGTTCGGGGGTGGTCAGGCCGTTGGCGGCCAGGTGCGCGGCGAGCCGGGTTGGCACGGCCGCCTCCAGGTAGGTGCGCACCGCCTCGCGGATGTACTCGTGGCCCCTCATTGGCTCAACGCCCTCGCCATGTGCTTTTGGACAGCCGTCATCCAGGCGCGCTTCTCGGCGGCGCGCAGACGCGGCACCACCACCCGCTTGGGCATCCGGCTGGTACCGGCGTTGTGCAGCACCGCAATGTTCATAACCCGCCGGTCGGCCTTGTCCGCACCGAACGCGGCGGCCTGCTTGGCGCTCCAGATCGGCCGATCCATCGTCAGCCCGTCACGCATCACCCCGGTATCCACCAGCGGCGACTGGTTGCCTGCGATGGTCACCGCGGCCTCGGGTGCCCACGTCCCCAAACCGTTGGAGTCGAACACGGTATCCATACGTGACGCCCACAGGTCCCCCAGCGCCTCCCACACATCAGTCAGGTCGCCAGCGGCGCTCTCGATCTCCTCCAGGCGGGCCACCACATCGGGCAACCCCTCCAGTAGCGAGGATGTCGACCCGCGCTTGGTCTTGACGTAAAACGAGGCCATCAGAAACCCGGCTCGTACTTCAGTTGGATCATCTCCAGCACCACCCGGTCAGCCTCGGACATGATCTTCGACAGCATCTGCGGGGACGCCGTGTACGACATGCCTTCCGGCCCCGAGTAGGACGCCCGCTCCTGCGGGTTGGTGAACCACTGCGCGGCGATCCGAAGGCCCACCGCACGCGCGGCGAGCACATCCTCGTCGTCGCAGGTGGTCTGCACCGGCGGGACCACCGTGTAGTCGGTGACCGTCGCCGTCGCCGGGTCGAACCCGATCCGCTGCACCACCAGGGCGCGCGCGTAGGACACCGCCGCATCGGCGCTGGCCTCGTCCCTGGCCGCGATGGACCGCTGCAGGTACTCCTCCAGCAGTTCAACGCTCAGCAGCGCGTCAGGTACGACGATGGGCACGGCGGTCTCCTAGCGGGACTCTGCGGCGGGTCGCTTCGACCGCGGTTTCGGGGCGGCTGCCTTCTCCGGTTCGGGGGCAGCAGCGGGAACCGCCAGACCGGCGGCAAGCAGGTCGGTGGCCTCGCCGTCGGGCAGGTCCACGGACTCGCCCACGGCAGGCCAGTCGGCACCGTTGCGGGTGCCGGTGATCGTGGCTTTCATCTGAACGCGCATGGCGTCTCCCTTCGGTTAGCGGGGGTGGGCGGCGGCGCCCAGCGAGAGAAGAACGCCGCCACCCGGTACCAGAGGTCAGGCGCATAACACCTGAACTGGAGTTCCGATTAACTGGCTCCCCCAACAAACAGCTTCAGGGCGCCCGTCTGGTCGGCGAGGATGCCGTCGCCGCGCACCACGGCCTTGAACGTCACCAGGTCCGCGTTGAACGCGAACTCATCGGAACGCTCGAAGCGCACCCCGCCGGCGAGCCGGACAAAGTACTGGCTGAAGTCGCCGAACACGACCGACTTGGCGCTGACCGCGGGGGCGGCAACGTTCGGGTCGGTACGCACCGGCTTGCCGAGCAGCGTGTCGGGGACGCCGACCTGCAGACTGGGCTGCCACAGGTACTGGTTGGTGGTGTCCTTCAACTTGCGGACAGCCGCCAGCGTGGAATCCTTCATCAGCCAACCGCAGGACGTGCTGTTGCGGTACGGCGCGATGACGCTGAACATCAGGTCGATCAGGTTGTCAGCGGTGAACCCACCAGTGACACCCGTACCGCCCGTGACGCCGGTGGTGGCGCCGGTGACCACACCGGCGGGCTGCGAAGAACCCGTGCCGGTCACAAGATGCGCACCGAGCGCGTTGCCGCAGGCGCGGCCAGCCTGCATCGACAGGTAGCCGAGCAGATCCACGGCGGTGTCGTCCACCAACTCGCGGGACACCTGGATGATGACGCCGTACTTGTAGGCGCCGAGCGTCCGCTTGGCGAACGCCGGGTCGGACTCGGAGATGGCCGAGCCTTCAGTGGTGAGCGCGGCCGAGGAGTGCGCGGTCGTGACCGGCACCTCGATCGTCTCGCCCGAGCCAGTGTTGAGCACCGTCGGCCCGGCCGACAGCACGCCGGACGACTCGATCATGTGCGCCAACAGTTGATCGCGGAACGACGTGGGGACGGTGTTGCCACCGGCCGTCGCCGAACCCTTGGTCAGGTCGCGGAAGTTGACCGGGGGAAGACCCTCGTTGGTGTCGAACGCGCGACGCTCGCCGCGCAGGAACGAACGCAGGTTGTCCTCCACGTTGCGGGCCTCGGTGTGCTCCGGCTTGGGGGCGGCGTTGAACCGCTCCATTGCCTCGGATGCGTCCTTGGCGCGCTTCTCGGCGTCCTCGATGGACTGCCGCTGCGCATCAAGGGTGCTCAGGGTCTCGTTGATGGTGTCGAACTTCTGCGACTCCTCGGCGGTGAGGGCACGGCCCTCTGCCTCGGCGGTGTCGAGCATCGCCTTCGCCTCACTCCAGGCGGTAGCGCGCTGCTCAAGAATCTGCTTGACCAGACTCATGGTTTGTCTCCTTACAAGACGTGGGGATGGATGGGGTGGTCGAACCGGATGCCTTGGGGGCTGTCCGGCTACCGGGGTGCCCGCAGCAGCTCCAGGCGGCGGCGGGCAGCATCCAACGCCGAGCGGATGTCGTCCTGCTCGGAGGTGGGGGTCTGTGGCTCCTCGACCGTCGGGTCGAGGTCTTTCTTCAGCAGGGCGCGCAGATCGTTGCGGGCGGCGAAAGCGCGCACCTGCACCAGGTCCAGCCCTGCGGTGTCGGCGAGGCTCCGAAGGCCCGCCTCGGTGTCCAGATAGGCGGGGTCGTCCACCGGGGCGATGTCCACCAGTTGCACACTGCGCAGGGTGCGCAGCGGGAAGTCGCTCTCGGTGTAGCCCCACTCGTCGCCGTCGGCGTGGGTGTGGAACGCGAACGAGGAGAATCGCACATCGCCGCGGGCGGCCAGCACCGACACGTCGCGGCCCGCGGTCGTGTCAGGCATGTCGATCTCGTAGCGCAGACCGATGTCGTCCACGCTCAGCCGCAGCGTGCCCGCATCGGTGGTGCCGAGCAGCGTCTCATGGTTGTAGCGGGCCATCACGCGCACACCGTCGGCGAGGCTCTTGTTGAACGCCGACGGGGCCAACTGCTCCACGAAGCCGCCCAGATTGCGGGAGGTCTTGTTGAACTTGGCGGCGTAGCCGACCAGCGTTCCGACCCCGCCGGACGCGCGGAATTCCACGGCCGCACGCACGGTGCGCACCTCGGGTGACTTCACGATAGGACTCCTTCGGTGAGCATCAGTTCCAGGTCGGTGGCCGCGGCCCACGCCGGCGCCACCGCAGTGAAAATGTAGGACAGCAGAGCCGTCTCAGTCGCGTTGCTCTTACTCACCGTGTCTCCTCGATGCCGATGACCGCGCCGGAGTCGTCGCGGATGATGGTCTTACGGGTGGTGACAGGCTCGGACTGCGGCTGCTCCACCGTGATCGGTGCGTCGATACGCACCTGCGCGGGTTCAACAGTCACCTGCGGCGGTTCCACGTTCACCCGCACATCAGGGGTCGCCACATGGTTGTGGATCTGCGCCGGGGCGGGCGCCGCCGGTGCCTCCACCGTCGTGAATGTGCGGGCATCCACCTCGGGCATCTGCACCACGATCGGCTGCACCTGCTGCGGCTGCTCGCGGGTCGCCGGAACCGCCTGCTGCTTCGGGCCGTAGGCCGTCAGCCACGCCGCCTGCTCGTCCGGTGTCATCGGGGGCTTGTCCTCCACCGCGCGCGCCTCGTCCTGCGTCTCGATGCCGGTACGCAAGGCGATCTCATGGGCCTGCATGCGGGTCAACGTGTCGGCGCGGATGTTCGCGTCCATGTTGAACTGCACATAGCGCCTACCCGGCGCCAGTTTCGTCAACGACTGCTCGATCTGGGTCAGCCAACCGGCCACCGACGTGGACCGCACGTAGCGCAGATCCATGTCCAGATTCGCGTACGAACGGCTGCTCGCGGCCTCCCCGCCAATCCGCTCCGGCGGCACCCCGTAGATCGCGGCGACCTGCGCGGCGGTGGCCTTGATCGTGGCCAGAAACTGCGACTCCTCGGCCGGGATGCTCACCGAGTTGAAGTCCCAGTCGCGGCCCACCACCAGCAGATCGCGGGCGGCCACCGCCTCCTTGAACCGGGCCTTGATCGTGTCAGCCGTCGGCTTCGGGATCGTGTCCAGTTTCGTGTTCTTCAGGACCGCACCGGGGTTGCCGTTGTTGCGGAACCAGTCCCGGCCGAACCTGATCGCCTGCCAGCCCACCTCCGTGGTCGTGGCGAACGCCTTCAAAGGCGACATGCCCAGCACGCGGCCCGGCAGAGGGAACGCCGGGATGTGCAGGATCACGCCGGGCGCCACCGGCTGGCCCATCACCGAGAACACCGGCTGCAGCGTCGCCGTGTCGTCCATCACCGACACGTCGGCGGGGTTCAACCACTCGATGCTCGACGGCCAGCCGTCCGCGCCCACCCCGGTGATCACACCGAAAGCGTTACCGCGGATCAACAGCGAGTAGGTCAGCCGGTACATCCAGTCGTAGCGGGTACCCCGCGCACTCGGTGACGACAGGAACGCGGGCTGGCGCTCCTGGCGTCCCGCGTCACTGTAGGCGTGCAGCGGCGTCTGCGCCACCGCATCGCACAGCAGCCGGGTCGCCGCGAACACCGGGACGAACGTCGCGTAGTCGTTGGCCACCTCGGCGTAGACATCCGCGCCCCACACATCCTGGTAGGACACCGAGCGCCGCTGCGGACGCGTGAACAGGCTCACAGGTCAGTCCTGCTGCCGAGCACGAAACCGAGCAACACCAGCAGCACACCGGCCATCGCCAGGCCCGCCAGCGGGGCGAACAGCCACGCAGCGGCGGTCACGGTGATCAGTCCGGCCACCTCCAGCAGCGTGGAGACAAGCCCGTCAGGCAAGCGCATGAAATGACCTTTCGTCAGTAGAACGACGCCGCGGCGTCATAGTCGGCGGCATCGTCGCGGTAGCGAAGGAACAGCGCGTGCGCGCCCGTGATCGCCACCAAGGGCGCGGCGTCGGTGTCGACCTTCGTCCGCTCCCACGACCAGGCATCCAGCACCTGGTGTTTGGGGGACGCGGCCAGCGCCCCCAACACCCGCGGGTCGGACAGGTGCCGAATCTGACCGGCCATCACCGCGTCGTAGAACTGTCCGCACATGCCAGAGAAATCACCCGAGCCGACCTTCACGAACTCGGTCGCGTCGGCACACACACCTGCCAGCTCGGGCAGCAGCGACGCTGCAGGTCCAGCCGACCGGGCACCCACCGCGACCACCCGCAGCCGGGACAGCCTTTGCGCCACCCAGTCCGACACCCAATCGGTGCCGCGATCCATCACCGCGATCTCCACCTGCGGGACACCACCGGCATCCCCGCACACCGCCACCACCGACTGCGAACGGTCGATGGCCACATCCACGAACAACGCCACCGGCTCACCGACGGCCGTCGACTCCGACGCGCACGACATAAACCGCGCCATCGGGATAACATGGCCGCCGG